CTATAGTTATAGTAACTATCTCCTATGTTGACCCATAACGTGCCATCATCAGTTAATACATCACGCACTGATCGAAACACATCAACCAGATTCTCAATGAACTGCTCAGGTGTATCCTCTTGTCCTATTTGATTCTCTTCTCCTCCATAGTTACGTAGTCCGTAGTATGGTGGAGATGTGACACACACACGTGCTTTGACATCAATAGTAGGGAGTGTATCTCTACAGTCTCCAAATAGTATCTTATTCTTCACTTAATAATAACTCTCATGCCTTGATGACCTTGATCATCTATAAATGGTATGAACTGTGCTTCCTTGTTATCCTTCCAAGTAAACTCCACTTCCATCTCTTTCATACCTACATGAAAGTTTCCTTTTTGATTCTGACCGCAGAGTCCTGCTGTCCATCCTTTTTTGACGATTTTACAAACTGATTGGTATGCCATGATAAATTAGGGTTGATAAGACCACACTGTTCCACCAGTGTATGCTCGTTGTGTGTGGACAGCAGCAAGTTGAAAACCTAACTGTGGCCATGGTTTCTTAGGAGAGTCTACACAATAGATCTCTTTGACACCAAAGTTGTGCTCTCTCATCTCACGTATTCTACGTTTAGTAGTGTAGTGATTGATGGTAGTGAGATAGACAATGTTGTCTGCTATCTCCATACCATGCCATAAGAACTGCTGCATCATTGACCATGGTGGATTAGTTATGATCCAATCTACCTTACGATGATACTGTAAGAAATCTCTGTCCTCTGCTAGTTCACACCAGTCTTTTGTCTGTGGATACAGAGCATCATAATTATCATAGAATGCTCCTGTTCCTCTACATGGATCAAGAATTAATCCTGTAGGTTTATAATGTTGTATGATATCCTTAGCAAGATACTCAGGTGTCATGACAATATCTTTGTCAGGAGTGTTTTTAGGTGGACAGAATGCTCTCATGCATCTAGTATACCATTATTTGTAGTTGAGTGCAACCGTAACACGTTCTCCTTCAAACTTTGTAGGCAATACACTATGCATTAAATCTGATCTGAATATTACTACTGTTCCTGTCTTTGCGGGTGCTGTTATTATCTCATTGTTCCATGTAGTATTTGTAGCACTTCCATCTGCATTTACCATATTCTTTGGTGGTAACATACTAGTAAATGGTCGTCTAAATGTAATGCCAGGTGCATCTTTTGGAACATTTAAGAAGTATACTGCTGAGAATATCATGTCAGGGTGCACATGAAACTCTTGATATCTTCCTGTTGTGTATACATTATACCATCCATTGACACAAAAATATTTTGCAAAACTACCATGATAGCGTGCACAGTCTTCTACAGCGTTTTTTACTCTCTTTATTAGTTCTTGAAACTCGGTTTCTTTCGTCAGGCAAGCAATCTTAAAGCAATTATCAGGAGAAGAAACACCACTAAACCAATCATTTGTATTCCCTGCACCATATTTTTCTCTCATACTATTTATTTTTTGAATCAGGAGATCGTTCTCCTCTGCTGTCATGAGATCATGTTGTGCATATAATCCAGTTGGAAATATATCAGTTATTGTTTTGTTATCAGTCATGTGGATGTTGCAATCTGTCTTCAACCCAGTGGTCTTCGTTTGCTATATTTGCTGCTTTTACATATCGTAGGATATGCTCATCAATCTGTTTGTATATGGGATGTAAATCTAGATCCATATTAATGTCATGTGCAATCTGTGTTACCTGTGACTCTGTAAAACAGTGGTCAGGATGTAGCAAATCACAACATGGAACTCTCTTCTCTATTAATTCATTGAGATTCATACGAATCTCATAGTCTCTGTATACTGGCATTAGATTATTCTTTATAGTTAATTATAACACATTTATTACCAATCGTCATCATCCCAATCCAACTCTTCTGTCTCCTCATAGAATAGTTTATATGATTCAGCATCCTCCTCATCCCAGTGATCAATATCCCATTGCATCATGTGACGTCCACTTAATGAACTGAATGATATGGTGCTGTCACCTTCATTCATACAATAACCACGTTTCATCCACTCTGTTAGTTCATGATCAGGATATGCTGCTAACATCATGTCTAACAACTCTTCAAATTTATCACGTTCTAGATGTTTGTATTCATTCCATGGATAATCCTTGTGGTCTTGCCATAATGGTTTATCTCCCTCATAGAATGTTGTCATCTATCAAATACCTCGATGTGTTTTGTGATCCACTGTCCTCCATAGTTTAGCACAGCTTCTTCCATAGTGAAAGGTTCCTCTGTATATTCTATCAGATAACCTTTGTTTTGAAAAGTCACTGTTATTGGATCATCACTTGATCTGAATATAGATCCTTCACGATGCTCTGTCTTACCATATACACAATTTTCTGTTGGTATGAGATATGAATGACTATACATGGGTTGGAACATAGTTTGTTTGTCTATGACATGTATAAAACGTCGTAAACATGGCATTTGTCCTGCATCAGGGTCGATACCAACACAGAGAGCACCTCCACCATCGGTCAATGATGTAAACCTTGTCATTCCAGACACACGAAAACTCAAGTTAGCACCTGGTCTGAACCTGAGATATTGTGGATATCTTGCTGTCTCACTCATCCACATGCCCTTGGTAAATATTAGGCATCTGCTGTGTGCATAGAAACGTTTCAAGTAATCAATAGGAAATACTCCCTTCGAGTCAGTCCACGTGTCCTCTAATAATTTTAAATGTTCGTCTTTGATATAATATTTGTGCTCTTCTGGATCATCGCCAAAAAACTTAAACCCTTGTTTGCATCCTCTATGATATAAGACAGTCAAATGATCTAATTGATCATTGATTGTGTATTCATTCTTCATCTAGTCACGATTTCAATAAGTCCATCCTCGATTTGATTTAACCAGTCTGTAGTAAATTGTCCTACATCTGGTTCTTCCATAGTAAATTCTACTATGACTGTAGGTTTGTCAACTGTTATTTGTATTGTAGTAGCGTCTGATATTGGAAATGGATAATGTTGTTTCACAAAAGATTTATGATACCAACAGTCATGCATTGCTACTATTATACTACCAGAACCTTGCGGTGTAAAGCTATCACTCTCAGTAAATAAATGTACCTTTCTACCTGTAGCAACTTTACTGTCAAATCCAGAGCATGCTACGATTCCACTTGCTTCCATAGATGTTAATCTATTCAAGCCAGGAAATCTAAAATTTGTATGTGCACCATTATGATATACAATAGAATATCCTGCGGGTTTTAATGAACAACTCTTCCATGTGCTGCCAAATGATACAGTCCTATAATGAACTTGATATGTATTACCACACTCCCGTATAATATCCTCATATCCTGCTACCTTCCCGTTAGGATTATTAGCGATGTGTGCAGATATAATATCATCTTGTGTTTCTACCATGATCTCAGTAGTTGGATCAGGATCATTACCAAATATTTTTTTACCCTCACGTGCAGAGGTGCAAGAGTATACTGTCATACCAAACTGTGACACACTCTGTCCAAATGAATACTGAGATATTCTTGCGTCTTGTGTAGTAGCAAGTTCTTGCATATTACTCCTCTGCTAATTCAGCACTAAGTCTCTCGAACTGTTCGTCAAAGTCATCTTCACTGAATATATTAACAATTTGTGTTGCAGACAATGTGGGATCTACGTGAGTTGAGTCCTGTATTGCTTGATTCTGCTCATGCTTCATCAATTCTACCATATCCACTGATTGTTCTATACCCATCATCTGTGCCAACACTTGTTTACTAGCTTCCATTGGGCACTCTTTTAATCTAGAGGTTTGAACTGCACCATACACATAACGTGCGATCTGTAATCGTATTGGTTCCTCTTCATCTGGTTTCATAGAATCTAAATCCATGTATAGAGGACCATACCACTCATCATTACTGAGTGTGCCATCATTATAGAATACTTGAAACTCACCAGTTTCTATGTCATAATTTTTTACGACAAAGGTTGGTGCTACATCTGCATCTAATCTAAATTGTGGGTCTATGTCTTCTAATGACATAATAATTCTCCTAAGTTAATTTACTGAGTTGCCTCTGCGGTCTCCGTTACCAGAACCTTCTCCTGATAATCGGTAACTCCATCCATCAATGGCATTTCCTGCAGATCCTGCAGATCCACCTTGGTTACTTTGGGCATTATCACCATTTTGACCAAGATTTCCACCGTCTCCACCATCTCTAGCAGTTCCTGCACCACTATTTCCACCCGAACCGCCACCATTTGACTGTCCGTTTTGTGCTCCATTACCACCATTGGTACCGCCAGGATATCCAGCTCCACCACCACCTCCACCACCGTTAGTGTTGTTGGTTACATTATATGTATTCTGGCACTGATTTCCTTTCATACAGTTATTTGTTTCTGTTACCTGTTGTGTAACCTGTCCATTACGACCTCCTGCACCACCGCCACCACCTCCTGCGATGATTCCTCCATTATCTAAATGAAAACCAACTCTAGTATATAAAGCACGTTGTCCATTTTGACCATTAGATGCTGCATTTTGACCACGTTGACCACCATTACCACCTTTACCAGATATTCTATCATTATTATTGATCCTAAGATATACTCTAGAGTCACTAGACCATGATCCTAAGTTCACTCGTTGTTGTAAATTATTAACTGTCAATGCACCTTTTATCTTGTTACCACTGTAACCTTGACCAGATATCCAACTTGATAAACTAAATTCACTTTGTGAGTTACTATTCAATGTATGGTTAAACAAGAAGTGCTCACCCTCATGAACAAGTTGCCATGATCCACTATGACGGATGTATACTTCTTTAACATCCTGCCATGTGCCACCATCTTTTATTCTTACATCCTCAACATATTGCCATGAGTTACTATGTCTGATACGCAAATGCTTATCAAGAACTTGTGCAATTGTATTACTATATGGAACTGACATAATTAAAAATTAAATTTTATAGTGGATATCTCCATTACTTCCACCACTAGGGTTACCAGTGGATACGGTTCTTGCACCATATGCGTTTTGTGATGATGTTCCAAATGTTGTTGCTTGTATACTGGTGCAAGTAAGTATATTAGTGCTAGGATTGAAATACAAAGTAGAATTATCTTTCTGTAATCCTCTATTAGCAGAGTTTGATGTAGTGCTGCCATCAGTGAAAACAATAGGATAGTTACTGTTAGTAGTTGTTTCAGTAACATATACTTGTGTCGCTGTATCAGCATTACCATTAAAGTTTTGCTGCCATGATGGTGCTGCTCCTGATCCGTTAGATGTTAGGATATAGTTGTT